TTTTACGAGTTCGACCCGAACCGCAAGCCAGCCCAGCGCAAGGCCGACAACGCCGCGGCGATGGAATTGCTGCGCCGCATCGACGCCGGTGAGGCGGACGCCGCGCGCTTGACGCCGGACGAAAAAGCCGTACTCGCCAAATACTCCGGCACCGGCGGCGCGCTGATCGGCGCGGACGGCAAGAAAGGCAGCGCCTACGAGTATTACACCCCCAAGCCGATTGCCGAGGGCATTTGGGATTTGCTGGCCGAGGAAGGATTCGCCGGCGGCAAGGTGCTCGATCCGTGCGCCGGCGTGGGCATCTTCGGCGCCACGGCGCCCTTGAACGCGGCCATCGACTCGGTGGAGCTCAACGAAACATCGGGCCGCATCAATGCGCTGGTCAACGCCGGCCCCGGCTACACCGCCACGGTATCGGCGTTCGAGCGGGTGGCCGCAGCCACGCCGGACGAACAGTACGACGCGGTGGTCACCAATGTGCCCTTCGGCGGCGTGGCCGACCGCGGCGGCAACCAGTTGCTCGATGACCGCTATCAAAAGGAGCCGCTGCAAAACTACTTCATCCTGCGCGCCCTGGAAAAGCTGCGGCCCGGCGGGTTGGCCGTGTTCATCACGCCGCCGCGCTGTGTTTCCGGCAAGGGCGGCAAGGAAGAAAAGCTGCGCGTGCGCGCCAGCTACATGGCCGAGTTCCTGGGCGCCTACCGGCTGCCCAATGAGGTATTCGGCACCGCCAGCGCCGACACCATGACCGACGTGGTGGCGTTCCGCAAGTACAGCCGCGAGGTGTTGGACAAGATCGCCGAACTGCGCGAGCAGTCGCCGCAGACCTTGATTGACGCCAACGTGCAGTGGCAGCCCTTCATCAAGGGCCATTACTTTGACGCCATCGGCAAAAAGTTCATCCTGGGCGAGTTCGTGCCCAAAGACCCGAACAAGTTCCGCGACGTGGATCGGGTGACCACCCAGCAGCCGATCGCCGAAATCCGGCGCATGCTCAAAAAGTTCCCGCGCTCGCGCGTGGACTGGGAGATGCTGGACGCCGCCGAAACGGCGCCAATCATCTACCGCGACGGCGACACCATCACCCAGGCCGGGCAGACGCTGCGGATGCAAGACGGGCGCTGGGAGCCGCTGGCGCGCGGCGAAGACAGCGCCGGCATGGCCGCGCTGGCGGGCAAGCTGACCGCCCCCTACGCGGCATTTGCCGCCGGCGTGAGTTGGGACGATGCCGTTAGCTTTATGGATTACATGACCAACACCAGCCAGGCGCTGGACATTCCGGGCTGGCTGCGCGGCGTGGCGGCCGACATTCGGCGCTTGAGCGACGATGCCCGGCGTGCCCAATTCTGGAATGCCGGCGTTGTCGGCATGGCCGCCGCGCAGGTGCTGCGCGAACGGTTGGGCGAGGAAATCGGCGTCAACTTCCTGCAAGAATACCCGGCCCTATCGGAGGCCATGCAGCGCGTGGCGGTCACCGCCAAGAAACGCCCGGCGGCGTTGGGCGGCGCGGTGCGCGAGGGGTTGCTGGCCATCGGCGCGCACTACCAGAAGAAAACCGGGTTTTCGGCGGTATGGCGCGGCGACGTGCGGCAAGAAGCGCCCACCGTTCAGAGTACCGCCGATTCGACATTCGAGGGCCTGCGCTACCGCAACAAGTCGATTTGGGCCAGCGTGGACGATGCCAAGGCAATTTTTGGCGACACCTTCGACCCGTACCACGATCCCGCTTGGTGCCTGTCCAGCGACGGCAAGAGCGTCACGCGCGCCGATGATTACTACGTCGGCAACTACGCGGAATTTCTGGCCCGCGTGGACGGCGAAATTGCCAGCGCGGACAGCGACGACATTCGCGCCAAGCTGCTGCGGCAAAAGCTCGACGCCAGCCAGCGCATCGACAAGGTGGACGTGAGCAAGCTCACTTTCAACCTGTTCAGTCCGCTGGTCACGCCGGAAGAAAAAGCCGAGTTCCTGCGCCGCTTCGTGCACCCATCGGCGGACGTGGTTTGGGACGAAAAGACGGGCCAAAAGCGCGTGGACATCAACGTGCCGGGCAGCAAACTGACCGACCGGGAAAAGCTGCTCAACCGCATGGGCGACTACCTCAAAAACGGCACGATCACGCTGGGCGGCGCCAAGCTGGGCATGGACGATGCCCAAGCGCTGCAAGCGCTGCGCCGCATGGTCAACACGGCCAACGAGCAGTTCAACGGGTGGGTGCGCAGTAACCAGGCCATCATGGAGCGGCTGCATTCGGTGTCCGGCGATCCGGCCAAACTGCGTTTCCGCCAGCTCGAGGATGAAGCGCCGATGCCCATTCCCGGCATGAACGCGGCGTTGACCCTGCACGGTTACCAAAATGCCTACGTGCGCAAAACCAGCCGCGAATTTGGCGGCATCAACGGCTTTGGCGTAGGGTTGGGCAAAACCTTCACGGCGCTGGCCGCCACGCAATACGCGCAAAGCATCGGCGTCAAGAAGAAAACGCTGTTCGTGGTGCCCAGCTCGGTGCTGTCGAACTGGCGCAAGGAAGCCGCGCGCGCCTACGCCAGTACCGATGATTGCCTGTTCGTGGGGCTGCGCGTGGACAAGGACGGCAAGGCCGCGGTCAGTTCATCGAACTTCGATGCCGACCTGACGGCGGTCATGGAAAACCGCCACAGCAAGATTTTCATGACGCTCGAAGCGTTCGAGCGCATCCGCCTGCGGGACGAAACCATCGCCGCTTACGAAGCGTTCATGCGCCGCGCCGATGCCAGCTTTGCCGAGAGCATGGACAAAAAGGAGGACGAGCGCGCCAAGGGCAAGCAAGCGGGCCTGCTGTCCGTCCTGTCGGACAAGCGCGGCAGCGCGCCGTACTTGGAAGACATGGGCGTGGACAGCCTGGTGTTCGACGAAGCGCACATGTTCAAAAATTCTGCGGCGACGGTTGATTTCAAGAGCGCCAAGTTCCTGTCTCTGGCTCCATCCTCGCGCCGCGGCATCGACGCGCAGGCCAAAGCCTGGTATGTGCGCCGCCAGTCGAGCCTTGGAGACGGGGTGCTGATGCTGACGGCCACGCCGGTCACCAACAGCCCGTTGGAAATCTACGCCATGCTTTCGTTGGCCGTGGGCCATGAGCGCGTCAACGATATGTGCCTGGGGATCAGGGGCGCGGACGACTTCATGGAGATGATGTGCGCCAAGGAAAACCAGGACGACGTGACGATAGACGGCGTGGCGCGCACCACCGACGTGTTCGTGGGGTTGAACAACGTGGGCGTGCTGCGCAAGGCCCTAGGCGAAGTGGCGACGATCAAGAGCGCCGAGGATGTGGGCGCGCAGGTCGCGGTGCCCGGCAAGGACGAAAAAGCTACCCCGGTAACGCTGACGCCGGAAACCGTCAGCCGCCTGAAGCTGTACAAGGGCGCATTCCGCTGGGCCATAGATGTCATCGCTGGAAAAGGCCAGAACCGGGGCGATCCGGTCGCCTATGAGGAAGTCGGTGCGTATTTCGGTGAAGAGCTTGAATTGATCGGGCATCCGTTCAACCTCATCAACAAGATGACGCTGCTGATTGCCGACCCCGAACTCGACCAGCGCGCTTCCTTTTACGGCTTCATCCCCAGTCAGGCCGACCTGGCCCGGCAGGTCATCGACCAGTTCAATGGCAAGAAGTTCATCGAGGAGCGCCCGCGCCCCGGCCCGCAGACGGAAGAATCGGCGATCCAGAAGGAAACGCGCGTTATCAAGGATGCGGCCGGCAAGGAAACCGTCCTGCTCAAAATCCAGGTGCGCGCACGCATCATCGACGGCAACCGCGTGGTGATCGACACCATTGACCCGGCCACGCAAAGCGCCTTTGAGTCCATCGCCGAGAAAATCGGCCTCGACCTGGATGTTTCGGTGCCCCCCAAGCTGGCGGCCATGCTGGAAAACTTCCAGCACGAACAGGCCAACCCGCGCGGTATCGACGACAGCGGCGCCGTCTCGCCCATCGTCAAGCAACTGGTGTTTTGCGACATTTTGCCGCTGCACAACAAGATCAAGCGCCTGCTGACGCGCCGCGCCGGCGTGCCGGCCGGGGCCATCGCCATCATCACCGGGCGCACCAACAACACGCCGGACGAAATCCTCGCCGTGCAGGACGGTTTCAACGCGGGCGGGCAGGACAACAAATACTCGACCGTCATTGCCAACGAAAAAGCCGAGGTCGGCATCAACCTGCAAAAAGGCACGCAGGCGATTCACCACCTGACGATCGGCTGGACGCCCGACAGCCTGGAGCAGCGCGACGGGCGCGGCGCGCGCCAGGGCAACAAAACCGAGCGCGTGACCATCTACTACTACGACGCGGACGGCACTTTCGACACCAGCAAGCGGACGATGGTCAACAAAAAGGCCGACTGGATCGAGCAGCTCATGGATGTGAACGGCGCCGATACCGTGGCGATTACCGGCGGGCTGTCCAAGGAGCAGATGGAGGCTCTCATCGACGTGGTGGGCGATGCCGACGCGATGCGCCGGATGCAGGACAGCATCGCCGCCAAGCAAGCGCTGGCGCGCGCGGCCAGCAACCGCGAGCGCCAGATGATTAACCTGGACACCATCGGCAAGCAAAAGGCTTTTCTGGACGCCAATCAGGATGCGAGCAAGTTCATTGTCCGCAAGATCGCGGGGCTTTGGAACCTGGAGGCCAAGGCCGCGCTGCTGCGCGAACGCATCGGCAATCCGAAGGCCACGGCCACCGCGGTTGCCAGGAATCAGAATATGCTGGCCGAATTGACGGCCAGCATGGGCGGGTTGCGCCGGCAGATAGAAGCGTCAGCCAAACTCTACCGCGTTCAATGGAACGCGAAAAAGGATGCTGCCACGCTGGATGAATTTTTCGACGCCGCGCGCGGCCCGCGCACGACCGAGCAGGATATTCAAGCCATGCTGCTGGGCAAGAAATATCCACTTTTCAAGGTGGAACCCATCGAGGGCGGCCCAATCAGCAACGATTGGCAATCCGAGGTCGATCTGGCCAAGTCGATGATCGAAGAATCCCAGTCCAGCTTCGCGCGCCAGGCCGGGGAGTCCGGCGCTTACCCGGCTGGCGTGGCCGCGGCAATCGCGCAAGGCAAAGGTTCCATCTTCAGCGGTAAACCGCTGGTCGATGGCACCTTCGTTCGCCTGGGTGAGGGGCTGGGCGTGCTGACCGTGGGCAGTCATGGCCTGCCGGAGGTTTACGCCCGCACGCCGGACGGCCAGCCGGTGCCGGATGCCCTGAGACAGGCGCTGGCGGGGCAGTGGGTCTATCCCGGCAGCGCCGACTACGACGCTTGCCTGACCGCTGCGGCCCAGATCGAGGACAAGGCCAGCGAGTTGGGCGAGGTGGAAAACGGTTTCACGGAACTGGCGCCCGCCGTGGCGCAGCGCCGCAAGACCGAAATTCTGGCCGCTTACCCGGTGCGCGAATACCTGTTGCCGCAGCCGTACTTCCCCTACGTCGTCCGGCCGGATCAGGCCGATGATTCGCCGGTCATGCGGCGCATTTTCGACCAGCAAAAGACGATCATCCGCGCGTTCGATATGGGCCGCTTCGTTGTGCCAGGAGATTTGACGGTGCAGGAAACCGATCCCTACGGCGGCCTTTACTATCAGACAATGTATGGTGCCATGCGCGACTTCGCCGTGGCCAACGGCCTGGAGTTGACCGCCGCCGATTTCGACCGCGGCATTACCCAGTTGCAGTATTTGCTTGAGCAAAGCATCCCGGTTGAAAACCTGAAAGCCGCGCTCACGGCAACGGCCGCGTCGGAAGTTCTGGAACAGGCCAGCACGTTTTTGCGCGCCGCGGTGCCGTGGCTGGACTGGGGCGACCAAAACCCGGCCACCAGCAGTTACCTGCCGTACACGCTCAGAAGCGCCGTTGATGAGGCGGTGCGCAAAACCCTGCCCGAAGAGGCGAAAGCCGAGAGCCAGCGGCCCACCGACGTGGTGGGCATCAAAGGCAATACTCTTGCGTGGAAAAGCGCCATCAAGCATGCGGCCAATATCGTAGGAAATGGAAAATTCAAATGGGATGGCAAGAACGAGACTTGGAACGTGTACCGCGCGACATGGGATGCTTTGATCCGCAACAACCCGCGCGCCGGGCAGGAGCTGAAATTGGTTCCCGCCACCCGTGAAATTTGAAAGAGGGCAGCATGGCTTACACCGAATACCTGTTTGACAAGGACGCCATCGCGGCCCTGACGGCGCAGCGCGCGGCGGGACTGCGGGCCAATCGCGGGCTGTCCAACCTGCTGGGGTTTGGCCTTGGCGTGGTCGCCATGCGACTGAGCAAAGATAGGCGCCGCTACCGGGATTACGGCCCGTGGTGGTGGGCGCTCAAGGATGCGATGAACCGCAACGGCTACAGCCTGGGCGGAAAAACAGATCCGGCCGTTGCCAAGGCGTACCGCTTTGACGACGATGCGCAGACCATGATCGCCGCCGACGAATTTCGCACGGCCTACCTGCAAACCAACCTCGTCTACACCAACGAGTTCCTGCTGGACGCCGACAGCCCGGACTTGTACGTGCTCTACGACGACGACATGGAAAACCCGCCCGCGTAACAGCGGCGACGTGCCGGGCGATGGCGGAAAACCAGGCCCTTTGCGCGGCGCCGGGCCATCTACCCTTGTTGGATGGCCGCTACCTCCAACACACCCGTTCCGCGCAACGCCGGTTTTTTGACCCGGATGGGCATGTCGGCGCGGCGCTGGGCGTCTTCATTCACGGCGCCAGCCAAGCAGATCAACGAGGCCAGCGCCTTTGCCTATGGCGCCGGGGTGACCACCGTCGCCGCGCTGCTGGGTTCGGGCAGCCGGGGCGCTCGGGCGCGGCAGATCATCTATGAAAAGTGGTCGCTCATGGAGGGCGACCCCATCATCTCGACCGCGCTGATGCTGTTGGTGACCTCCGCGCTGGGCGGGCATGAAACCAATGGCGACCTGGTTTTTATCGAAAAAACATCGGAGATCAAGCACAGCCCGCGCCTGGCGCGCATCGTCGATGAGATCGCCGCCGACCTGGTGCCGCTGTTCAACAAAGTGGCGTTTCAGGTGGCCTACACCGGCGCGGCCTTCGGCGATGCCTACGCGCGCATCTATACCAACGCCGATGGCGTGATCGACCTGAACGCGGATGAAACCCTGCGCCCGCCGCTGGTACAACCCTTCGAGCGCGGCAGCCGCACGGTTGGCTTTGCCGTGTATATCGGCGAGCGCAATTTCGAGCGGCTGGACGTGTCCCAGGTCGCGCGCCTGAAGATGCCGCGCGTGCAGTGGGTGCCTCAGTACGGCATCGTGGAAAAGGCGCTGCGGCTGCACCTGACCGAAGATGACATTGACCGCTTGCCGATCCTGCCCAGCATGGCGGGCGGCTCGCTCCTGTACAGCGCCGAATCTCCCTATGACAACCTCGCCGCCTCGCTGCTGGGGCTGGTGGGCCAGCGCTGGCTGGATTCGATCGACGAGCAGCTCGTGACCGTCAACATGGATGCCATGAACCGCGACCAGCAAGAGTCTGTGCTCGATTCGGTCAAGCAGATGTTGCTGCGCTCCAAGAGCTACGCGGAGCAGGCGGTGCAAAGAGGGCGGCCGTTGTTGGAACGGATCCGGCACGTCATTCCGACTTTCGGGGAAAAGCAGGCGATCCAGGTCGGCCCCGGCAACGGCGGCCAGTCTGGGCGCACGGCCACGATCAGCGTGGATGACGTAATGCTGCACGCGCGGCTGCTCTCCGGCGCGCTGGGGGTAGATTTGTCCATGCTGGGCTTTGCCGATCAGCTCTCGGGCGGGCTGGGCGAAGGGGGCTTCTTCCGGGTTTCTGCGCAGGCTGCCGAGCGCGCGCGCGTGATCCGCGTGGCGCTGTCGGAGTTTTTCAACCACGTCATCGACATTCACACCATGCGCCGCTACGGGATGGTGTTTGACGCCAGCGAGCGGCCCTGGTCAATCAATTTCTTCGGATCAATTTCCGCCCTTGAAGCCGAAAAGCAGCGCACCCGCTCGGACGCCATGAACGCCGGCATGCTGCTGGCGCAGGCGATGCAGGCATTCAAGGAGCTGGGCGCGACCAAGGACGTGATGGAAGAGTTCCTGTCCAAGACGATGCTGCTCGACGAGGATCAGGCCAGGCTCTACGCCACGATCGTTGACAAGCCGAAACAGCCGGCCGGCGACGATGGCGGCGGCGGGTTCGGCGCGAACATGGGCGAGGGTTTCGGCGAAGAGGAAGAAGGCGACGATCTGGACGCGCTCGATTCCGCTGCCCCGCCCGGCCTTGGCCCGGTCTTCACGGAATACAAGAATGACCCGGAAGGCGCGATCAAGCGCCTGCTGCGCGAGAAAACCGGCGATGCGCGCGCCGTGTGGACGCGCCCGGACATAGGTTCGATTGACCTGATTTGGGGCAACGCCAAGGGCGGCCTGATGCACATCGCGCACGCCCATCCGGGCATATTGGCAAAACTGCCGCGCATTCTCAAAGAAGGGAAGCTTTACCGGAAGCCTGGTTCACGCAGGATGTTCATCGTCGCTGATTCCAGGCCGTCAGAAGTGGCAGTAATTGCGCTCGACTGGTATGGAAAAACCAAGACCTGGGTGGTAACGAGCTATGAGGATGAGCAAGGATTGTTCACTGGCAGCCTCAAGACGATGAACTCTGGGGCACTTGACTCGGCGGGGGAGGTAATTCTCTCCGCCGACCAGCGAACGGCATCCATTGTAAACCGCCCGGCCCAAATTCCCGCCCGCCCAAAGCGCCGGCGAAAACGAAAATGACGGCGCGCGCAAGGCGTAGAACACCATGAGCCTGTACAACAACGTCTCGGCCAGTCTGTCCGCCGGCGGCGGACTGCTTTCCGGCAACGGCAGCGCCAGCTCGCGCATCAGCGCGGCGGCGGCCGACGTATCCAACAAGCTGGGCGGCGGCGCGCTGGCCCAAATGGGCGCGAGCCTGGCCGGCGGCGCGGCCCAAAGCCTGGTCAACAAATACGTGCCGCCGCAGGTTCAGAGTTTCGTCAACACGGGCGACGCTGCCGTGCACGAGTTGATGAGCGGCGACTGGCAAGGCGCTGCTGCAACCGTGCTGGGCGCGACTATGAATGCCATGACGCCACGCTTGTCTGGGCTGGCCTTACAGGCAGCCTATTGGGGCCGCCCGACGCCGCTGCTGGGCGGCCTCACTCCAACGGCGGCCAGGGCTATTTACGACCAGATGCGCTGGCAGAAACTGGCGCGCAAGAACCTGTGGCTCATCGAGGTAAGCAGCGCCTTGGCGGGCAACTTCTCGCAACGGTTCAACATGTTTGCGACCGATGTGGAGTATTCGCCATACATCGTTTCCGGCAACAAGCGTCAGCTCGGCGGCGCGGTCAGCGACGGCGTGCAAGGATGCGAGGCCACCGAGTTGCGCTTGACCACACTGGACGACGACCAGGGCACGATCAAGCGGTGGTTCGCCATGCACCATGCCCAGGTGGTGGCGCAGGATGGAACGGTGGGCGTGCCGTCTTCCTATGCCATCAAGTTCAAGGTGGTACATGCCTTCATTACCCAGGACAGCCGCCGGGGCGGCTATGAGGACATCGGGCTGTTTCGTCCTGCCAATCTGGATGTGAGCCTGTCGCGCCGCGAGCAGGCAATGGAGGAAATTCAGATGACGTTCTCGCAAATGGACACCTTCATGCCGCCATGACTGCTGCCAGACTCAAACACGACGCACAGGGCTTCCTCACCGGAGACCCGATCGACCTGGGTAACTCCAGGGAATGGGACGGTTTGCGCGAGGACGTGTGCGCGATCCGCGCCGGCGTGTCCAGCCTTGGGGAGGCACTCAAGCACCCGGACTTCCCGTATGTGGCCCTGCCCGGCAGCGCCGCCAATGACGCTGATAAGCCTCTACCCGCTCAAACAACCGTATCACTTGACCTGGACCACTCCAGGGAGTGGTATGGCTTGCGCGAGGATGTGCGCGCTGGCGCGCCCAGTCTTGGTGAAGCGCTCAAGCGCCCGGACTTCGAGCGCGTGGCCGTGCCAGGCAGTATGGCCTATGACGCTGATAAGTCTCTACCCATTCAGCCGGCCGCATCGCCTAACCTGGAGCGCTCCAGGGAATGGGACGGTCTACGCGACGACGTGCGCGCGATCCGCGTCGGTGTGTCCAGCCTTGGGGAGACGCTCAGTCGCCCGGACTTCGCGCATGCCGTCCCCAAGGCGGTATCGCCCCAGATGCACGCCGCGCGGCAGGCGCAAGCTAACCAGCAAAAGCGCGGCAATGACGGACGTTTTATTAGCAAGAGCGCGCCGGAAACCCCCAGCGACGACGGCGAAGAAGAAGACCGCGGCGGCGGCAAAACGGCTGGCGCCATCCGCTCGCTGGGCAACAAGATTGCCGAAGTCGTCAAGACATCGGGGGACGGGGCGCAGGAGGTCGATCCCGCCGTCAAATCGTTCACCGAGGTAGCTCGCCCGCTGGCGCGCGGCTATCAAATCATGCGGGGCAGCCCGCAAAAGCGCCAGGAAAGCTGGCTGCGCCGCATCTACACCACGCTGAAGGAAACGCGCCAGGAAGGCGGGCTGTTCCACAAGGTTGCCAGCAAGCGGCTCAAAGCCATCGAGGAGAAAAAGACCGGCTCTGGCGGTCACGGCTGGCTGACCACGCTGTTGCTGATTCTGGGCGGGCTGCTGGCGCGGTTTCTGGGCAAGCTGCCCCTGATCGGCCCGGTGTTGAGCAAACTGGGGCATTTGCTCCCGATGCTGCTACCCAAGCGATGGAGGCCGGAAGGCCAGCCCAAGGGTGACAGGCCGCCGGGCGGCAAGGGAAAAGGCAAGGGCCGCAAGCGGGCGCCAGAAAAAGCCAGGAAATCCAGCCCGGCCGGCAAAACAACAGAAGCGTCCAAGAAGGCCGCGCAGGCTGGCAAGGAAGCCGCGCCGCTGGCCAAAGAAGCCGCGCCACTGGCAAAGGAAGCTGGCGCGTTCGGGAAGGTGTTTGGAGGTGCCGGCAAGGTGCTGGGTGGCGCGGGCAAGCTGGCGAAGGGACTGTTGCGCCGCGTCCCCCTGTTAGGCAATCTGCTGGCGGTTGGCGCAGCCGGCATGGAGATTGCCGGAAACGAGCAAGACGACACGCTCTCGCGCCGCGAGAAAGACCAGCGCAACGGCGGAGCCGTGGGTGGCGCGATGGGCGGCATTGCCGGCATGTTGACAGGCGCGGAGGCTGGCGCCGCAATTGGCAGCCTCGCCGGCCCCATCGGCACGGTGATTGGCGGGCTGGTGGGCGGTGCGGTGGGCCTGTTCTTCGGCGACAAGGCTGGAAGAATCCTTGGCGACGTGTTCGGCGGCTGGGTCAACGATTTGCGCAAGACGGACCTTGGCGGCAAGATGTTTGCGGCCTGGGGCAGCCTCACTCAATCCATCAAGACCGGATGGGGAGAGATCGTGCCCGTGGCGCAGGGCACCTGGGACTGGATCAAGGAGAGTTTTGGTGATGTGGCCGATTGGGCCAAAGGCAAGTGGGATGGCGCCGTGGAAACCTTCGGAGAAGCCTCCGATTGGGTCAAGAAGAAATGGGATGGCGCCGTCAAGACCTTCGGCGAGGTCTTCCGCGAGGCCGGCGAACTGTGGGACAAGACAGTCGGCAAAGTGGGCGCCGCGTTCAGTGCTTTCGGGAGCTTTCTGGACAGCGTCTTCCAGTCCCTCAAATCCCTGCCGGTAGTTGGCCCGGCCATCCAGAAGATCGAGAACGCCGCCAAAACCGTGGCGCAAGGCGCAAGCGCGGTCAAGGATACCGTGGTTCAAGTCGCCGGCCAAGCCAAGGACAAAGCCCTTGAGCTTGGCGGCAAAGTAGTTGACGCAGCCAAGACTGGCGTAGTGCAACTGGGCAAGGACATTGCGACGGTAGCCGCCAAGGCTGTGCCGCAACGCCTCATGGATCACATCGAGGCGCGGCGGGAAGAGCGGCGCCAGGAACAGGCTGCGGCGAGTCCGACAGAAAAGCCCAAGAGCGAAGCCAGTAAATCCTTTGAATCCGGCAAGCAAGCCGGTGGATCGGCCAACCAGCGCTACGACGATGCCAAGCCGTACCTGCTCGATGCGGCGGGCAAGGCCGGTGTGGATGCGGGCACGCTGGCCAAGATTGTTGCTGTCGAAAGCGGCTTCAGGGCAGGCGTCAAAAACCCCAATTCGTCGGCATTCGGCTATGGGCAATTCACCGACGCCACCTGGAATGCCACCTTCAAAAAGTATGCCGGGAAATACGGCGTGGACCCGGAGCAAGCGGGCAAGTACCGAAACGATGAATCGGCACAGGCTTGGGTAATGGCGGAGTTCACGCGGGAAAATATCGCCAAGGGCCGCAAGTATGGTGGCGGCGATGACGATGCAAACGTCTATGCTTTCCACAATCTCGGAGACGGCGACGCGATCAAACTGTTGAGCGCCATTCGGCAAACCCCTTCCATGACGGTGCGCGACGCCTTGCTGCAAGGCGTCAGTGGAGAGAAAAACAAAAGCCGCATCGAGTCGGTCATATCCGGCAACTCGGTTTTGTACGGGGATGGCAACATTTCAGCAGCCCAGGCGTATGCCAACATGGGCCGGTTCATGCGCAAGGGCGATGTGTATGCCGCTGATATTCGCAAATACCAAGGCGGCGGCGATCCAGCAGCCGGTCGAACGGCGTTCCCGGCGCCGCCCGTCTTGGCGCAAGCACCCGCTGCGCCGGCCATGCAAACGGTCGTGGCCAGCGCGAGCGTGCCATCGGTTCCGTCCATTCCAAGCCCGCCGCCAATTCAGCCGGCGCCATTGCTGACAACGCCCCTAGCGTCCAGCGGATCGGTCAGGCCCATACAGGTGGCGCTGCCGTCCCCAGAAATCGGCCAGGATTTGGCCGACCGGCGCATGGCGCATATCGTCACGGGTGGACTCAGCAGCGCATAAATGGCGGGGCGCAAGGCATCGGAAAACACCACCGCCCGCCCGCCTGCCAACTGCCCACACTCTCGTGGATGTTGCAGCTACACGAATACCGCAGCCTCATCTACTCGTTGACGCTGGACGCCGTGCCTTCGGTGCAGGCGAGCATCCAGCGTGGCTTGGCGGCCTTGGACAAGGCCCTGCAAGACAAGACCACCATGCACCGCGCCATGTACCGGGAGGGCTTGGGGTGGGTGGATTTTGTTTGGGGGGAGGAAGGCAAATGGCCGCCTGGAGCAAGCGGAAACAGAAAGGGGGCCAAGGGTGTTGCGCATGTGCTGGAAGCCAGGCCGCGCAAGGACGGCATGAACCATCGGCAGACAGTGCAACTGTTGCGCCGGATGGTCTATGCCATTGCCGAAGGCGTGGAAAAGGACCGGGTGACTTTTGGAAACGTGGCGCGTGTCATCGTCGGCAAGGATGGCACGGAAGTTCATCTCGTCAAGCGTCCAGGATCAAACGCTTGGATGCTGACAATTTTTGAGGAAAACGCATGAGAGAAGTGATGGCGGTGCGCCGGTAGCGGAGGCTGACACTTTCCGGCCTACGCTCTTTGAGCCTACACAACGTCGTCTCAAAGAGGTTGCGCCATCGTTGGCCCGCCGGTGACACCCGCCATCGCTGGCGAAGCTACGCATGGGACTCTGCGGGAGAGGCGGCCCACGGGAGCGGCTGACGGGTGCAGTATAGCGCCAACCCGAAAAACTTGCTCAGAAAACTTGCTCAACCCGACAAGCGAATGATCGACTCCAGCCCTTCGCGGGCGGCATCGAAAACGCTGTGCGAAACCTTGTGCCAATGATGGGGCCGTGCGCCCCTGGCGCGCCAGTCGAAAGACTTGGGCTGATGCGTCAGAACATAGCCAACTTCGCCCCGTGGCCCGGCATACTTCACGGCGAAAGGGTTGTCTTCGTTGCTGGCCGCATGGGTCATGGGCAGGCCGATCACAATGCCCGTGCGGTCGTTGAAAGCCCGCGTGGATAGCACCAGCATCGGATGCTCATCCTTCATTTCCTGACCCGACCCAGGATTGAAGTTCACCCAGATCATCTCGCACCGGTCGGGCACCCAGTTGGAGTGCGTGGCGGTTTTCAAAACACCTCCGCGCCCACGCGCCCGCCGGCCATGACTTCACCGCCGTGGCGCTGGGGGTCAAATGCCTTGAGCTTTTGCTCCAGGGTCATATGCCGGGCTTGATCCAGCGGACGGATCATGATGCCGTCCTCCAGCACCTCCACCCTGACGACCGAACCCCGGCTTAGGCGCGCGGCCTTGGCTATGGGAGCCGTAATCCGCAAGCCCAGGCAGTTGCCCCAAACAACGATGGACTGTTCGATTGGTGGAATAAAGGACATGACAACCCTTGTGCTGTGGATGCCCGCAGTATAGCCATGAATATACGCCATGTCATCCTCTGCCATAACCAAACGCTGGCGGAGCCAACCCGGAAAACCAGCCCTCCCAGGCACTGGCCGGCCCCTCAAACTGCCGTGGCATGGCAACGATCACGGGCAACGGTTTTCAGGCGATGGTGCGGCACTGGCTGAATACGCCGGCGTACGGCTATCTCGGCTCCGACTATGGGCAGGATGTCAAGTCGCTGCTGCAACTGGCGCAGACAAGCGGCGCGCCCGACGCCTTTCTGGCCAAGCTGCGCGATGACGTGCCGGCGCTTCAGGTGCTGCCTTCCGGCGCGTTGAACCTGTATGCCGTTGCGTCCGCGCCTGACCGACTCGACCTGATGGTTGAGGTCGCCGGGCAGGCCATCCAGGTTACGGGGGCGTGACGTGCTGACCAAAAGCGATTTTCAGCAAGTCATCCGCGACTCGATCGCCAACTATCCGGCCGTCGCGCCGCTGTATCAGGCGGGCGACCCGCGCATTCTTCAGCACCTGGACGCGATGGCGACGATGCTGTCGATGCTGTCGGCGCAGATTGACACCGCACAGGCCGAACCCTTCGAGAAAGTGCGCGACAGCACGGTACTGGCCGATGCCGCAATGCGCGGCATCGTGCTCAAGGGAACGCCTGCGCGCGTGCGCCTGCGCGCGACCAACAGCGGCCCCAGCGCCTTCGCGGTGCAATCGGGCCGGACGATGATTGATTCGGCGGGCCTG